GTCAAGAAGTATAGAAGTTTTATATTCTGGTGCTAAAGTATTAGGGACTAATACAATGCTAGACTGGAGATTAGCTGAGCATATGACTAGACCTTATGCTGATACTACTAAAGTTAAAATGAATTATACAATTGCTGCACCAAGAATGTATAAAGGTAAAATTGAGTCAATAGTTAGCAGAGTTACAAGTTTTGCTGATATGATTCAATTAACTCATTTAAAACTACAGCAAGTCATGTCAAGAATAGTTCCTGATGGTGTATTCTTAGATATGGATGGATTAGCGGAAGTAGATCTTGGTAACGGAACTAATTATAATCCTGCTGAAGCATTGAATATGTATTTTCAAACGGGTAGTATTGTTGGTAGATCATTAACTCAAGACGGTGATTTAAATAGAGGTAAAATACCTGTACAAGAATTAGCAACTTCATCTGGTCAAGGCAAAATAACTTCTTTAATAAATACATATCAGTATTATTTACAAATGATACGTGACGTAACTGGCCTTAATGAAGCAGTAGATGGAAGTAATCCAGACAAAAACGCTTTAGTTGGTCTGCAAAAAATGGCTGCTAATGCATCTAATGTTGCTACAAGACATATATTACAAGGTGGAATGTATATATATTTAAGAGTATGTGAAAATATTTCTTTAAGAATTGCAGATGCTTTAAGCTTTCCACTTACAGCTAACGCTTTAAAAAATAGTATTTCAACATTTAATGTTAAAACATTAGAAGAAATTTCAAACCTTAATTTACATGATTTTGGTATTTATTTAGAGTTAGAACCTGATGATGAAGAAAAAGCACAGCTTGAACAAAACATACAAGTAGCTTTACAATCTGGTGGTATTGATCTTGAAGATGCAATAGATATTAGAGAGATTAAAAACTTAAAATTAGCCAATCAATTACTTAAGTTTAAAAGAAAGAAAAAACAAGAAGCAGCAGAGGCACAGCAAATTGCTAATATTCAAGCACAAGCACAAGCAAATGCTCAAGCCTCAGAAGCTGCTGCGTTAGCAGAAGTACAAAAGCAACAAGCTTTAACTCAAGAAAAAGTAAGTATTGAGCAAGCTAAATCACAATTTGAAATTCAAAGATTACAAACTGAAGCTCAAATTAAACGTGAACTAATGGCAGAAGAATTTAATTATCAAATGCAGTTAGCTCAAATTAAAGCTCAAGCTGATACACAAAAAGAAAGACAGATTGAAGACAGAAAAGATAAAAGAGTTCGCATACAAGGAACTCAACAGTCTGAATTAATAGATCAAAGACAAAATGATTTATTACCTAAGAACTTTGAATCATCCGGTAACGACAGCCTGGGTGGATTTGGCCTAGAACAATTTACGCCTAGGTAACATTTATTAACCAATTTTATATTATTATATCATGTCAGAACAAGTAAAACAAGAAGGGGATTTTAAAATACAAAAGAAAAAACCTTCAATAAAAAAATTAGCACAGAATGCTGATCTTATTAAAGTTGATTTAACCCCTAAAAAAGAAGAAGATGCCATTCAAGAGCAAAGCACAGATGAAAGCGTGTTACGCACAGAACAACCCGAAGTGGGATTGCAAGAAGTGGTCGAAGGAAACGAAGAGCCCACAGTCGTTGCCGAAGAGGTTAATGAAGAAGAAGTAACAGTAATTCAGGAAATTACAGAAGAAGAAGTTGTTGAAGAAGCGACTAAGTTAACTGAAGAAGTTAATGAAGCAATTGAAAACAAAGAAACTACTGGAAAGCAATTACCTGAAAATATTGAAAAACTTGTTTCATTTATGGAAGAAACAGGTGGAAGCGTAGAAGATTACGTTCGCCTTAATGCTGACTATTCAAACATAGATAACACTGCATTATTAAAAGAATATTATAAAACAACCCGGCCTCATTTAGATGCAGAAGAAGTTTCTTTTTTAATAGAAGATGCTTTTAGCTGGGATGAAGATATTGATGATGAGCGAGACATCAGAAAGAAAAAACTCGCTTTTAAAGAAGAGGTTGCAAAAGCAAAAACGCATTTAGAAGATCTTAAAGGTAAATATTACGAGGAAATCAAGTTGAGACCTGGTACTACCCAAGAACAACAAAAAGCGATGGAGTTTTTTAATCGATATAATGAAGAGCAAAACATAGCTCAACAACAACATGAAAGTTTTAAAAACAATACTAAAGAACTTTTTAACAATGATTTCAAAGGTTTTGATTTCGCTATTGGAGAAAAGAAATTTAGATATAATGTTCAAAACACTAATCAAGTTGCTGAAAACCAGTCAAATATAAACAATCTAATCAAGAAGTTCTTGAATGATAAAGGAGATGTTGTTGACACCAAAGGTTATCATAAAGCTATGTATGCCGCTGAAAATGTGGACAAAATTGCAAACCATTTTTATGAACAGGGTAAAGCAGATGCTGTTAAGGAAGTTGTAAATAGCTCCAAAAACATTGACGCTACACCTAGACAATCACCAGGTGATGTCTACATACAAGGTTTAAAAGTTAGAGCTATAAGCGGTGCTGATTCTTCGAAACTAAAAGTAAAAACAAAAAAATTTAACAATTAAAAATTAAAATTATGGCAACAGTAGCTGTAGCACCCGAATACGGGTCAATTAAACCCTCACAGAAGCAACAACTTCTTGAGAGTAACTATTTGGATTTCACAAATGGAACCAATGATTTCGCACAACAGTATCTTCCTGAGATTTATGAAGCAGAAGTAGAGCGTTACGGAAACCGTACACTTTCTGGATTCTTACGTATGGTAGGTGCTGAAATGCCAATGACTTCTGATCAAGTAGTATGGTCAGAACAAAATAGATTGCATATTGCATACAACGATGTAACTAAAGCAACTGAAACTACTTTAACTTTTGCATTAGACGCAACAGCTGGACCTGGTTTTGTAGCTAACGTTATTTCTAAAAATCAAACATTAGTAGTGGTTGATCCTGCAACTGGGCAAGATCTTAAAGTTTTTGTAACAGATAGTGTAAACACTTCTGCTACTCTAGCTACTATTACAGTTAAGCCTTATACAGTGGCTGATATGACTGCTCTTTCTGCAACAGCAGGAGCACTTAAAATCTTTGTATATGGTTCTGAATACAAAAAAGGAACAACTGATTCTGATATTAAATCGGTAACTCCTTCTTTTACTCAGTATAGTAATTCACCTATCATTATTAAAGAAAAGTATTCTATCTCTGGATCTGATACTGCTCAAATCGGATGGGTTGAAGTTGCTACTGAAGCTGGAGCATCTGGATATTTATGGTATTTAAAAGCTGAATCTGAAACTCGTTTACGTTTTGAAGATTATCTTGAAATGTCTGTAGTTGAAGGAGAATTAGTTTCTGGAACATCTACATTAGGAGCTGATGGCTATAAAGGAACTGAAGGTCTTTTTGCTGCTATTCAAGCAAGAGGTAACGTTATTAATAACTTTACTGCTGTTGGTGGTCTTGGATCTTTTGATAACATTCTTAAAAATTTAGATACTCAAGGAGCTATTGAAGAAAACATGCTTTTCTTAAATCGCCAAACGTCTCTTGATTTTGATGATATGTTAGCTGGTCTTTCTGCTGGAGCAAACGGTGGAACTGCTTATGGATTATTTGAAAACTCTGAAGAAATGGCATTGAATCTTGGATTCACTGGTTTCCGTAGAGGATCTTATGATTTCTATAAGACTGACTGGAAATACTTAAACGATGCTTCTACTCGTGGTGCTACTAATGGCGCTGGTGAAGTAGGATCTGGTATTGATGGTGTACTTGTACCTGCTGGTACTTCAACTGTATACGATCAAATTCTTGGAACTAATATCCGTAGACCATTCTTACACGTACGTTATAGAGCTTCACAAGCTGACGATCGTAGAATGAAATCTTGGTTAACTGGTTCTGTTGGTGGAGCTTATACTTCTGATCTTGATGCAATGGAAGTTCACTTCCTTTCTGAAAGATGTTTAGTTGTACAAGCGGCTAACAACTTTGTATTGTTTACTGCTTCTGCATAATCAATTACTATAAAGGTAATGCCGGGGATTAACTTCTCCGGCTAACCTTTTTTTAAATTATTTAATTATATTATATCATGGCAAAAAAGAAAATCGTGGATGATGTTATTGACATCCCACAACAAGAAGAAACTGTTAACACAACAGTAATAGAAAAAAAAGTTAAAACTCCCGCTAAACCGGAATGGGAAATAAAAGATAGAAGTTATTATTTAACTGGAGCTCATAGCCCATTAACGTATACATTAGCTTCTAAACATACTAGTAGGTTTCCATTATTATGGTTTGATGCTACTTTAGGGGAACAAAAAGAAATAAGATACGCAACAAATCAAAATTCTGTATTTGTTAGCGAACAAAAAGGTGAGGCTACTTTAGGTCACATTATTTTTCAAAACGGTACATTAACAGTACCTAAAGAAAAACAAAATTTACAAAAATTATTATCAATATTTCATCCTAAAAAAGGTAAAGTATTTGAAGAATTTGATGCTGTTTTAGAGGCTGCAGATGAATTAACTGATTTAGAATTACAACTTGATGCATTAAATGCAGCTAAGAATATGGATATAGATCAAGCAGAAGCTATTTTAAGAGTTGAAATTGGTTCTACTGTATCTACAATGGGTTCTAAAGAAATAAAAAGAGATTTATTATTATTCGCAAAACGTAATCCTAGTTTATTTATGGAATTAGCCAGTGATGATAACGTTCAACTTCGTAACGTAGCAATTAGAGCTACTGAAGAAGGAATCATAAAAATATCTCAGGATCAAAGAACATTTATGTGGGGTGCAAATGATCGCAAACTAATGACTGTTCCGTTTGATGAAAATCCATACTCAGCTATGGCAGCTTTCTTTAAAACAGATGAAGGCACAGAAGTTTTTAGATCAATAGAGAAAAAACTAAAATAACATGTAATATATTTTATAGTAGGTAAGCCGCTATTATGGTGGCTTATTTGCTGTAAATAATAAAAAATACAAAATGGCAATAAACGTAAATACTGTATATCAAACAGTGTTGCTAATACTTAATAAAGAACAGAGAGGATATATGACTCCTGCTGAATTTAATAAGATTGGCACACAAGTTCAACTTGAAATATTTGAAAAGTATTTTGAAGACTTGAATCAACAATTGCGTGTTCAGCAAACAGATACAGATTATGCGGACAGAGTTGCTAACTTAGATGAAAAAATATCTATATTTAAAACATTTGGTGATGCGGTATATAATAATACTACACCCACTAATACTTATTTTACATTACCAACAACTGATGGCTATGGAGCCACTGTATCTTTTTATAGGCTTGGTACTGTAACATATGACAATGAAGTAGAACTACAAAGACTTCAAAGAGGTGAATTTACTTACATTGATAAATCACCTATAACAAAACCCTCAATAGATTGGCCCGTATATTTATACGAGAATCAAAAGCTTTTTGTTAAACCCACAACTATAATAAGTAATATTCAGGTTGATTATGTTAGAAAGCCTAATAATGTTGTTTGGGGTTTTACAACTGGTAACTTAGGGCAATATATATATAACAAAAATACATACGACGCTACAACACAGCCAAATGGCTCTGTTCAATTTGAATTGCACGAATCAGAGCAAACGGAAGTGATATTAAAAATATTAATATATGCTGGTATTGTAATAAGAGATCCACAAATTGTACAAATTGCTGCACAGCAAGTTCAAGCAGAAGAAATAAATAAAAAAAGTTAATAAGCAATGGCAAAACCTGATGGCGGTTTAATAACCGAAACAAATAGACAATATTATAGCGGAGCTCAAGGGTTTTTAGTTACAGAAGGACAAACAAGTTTTGTTTGCACATTTGATACGGATTTAAAATTTGGAAGTTATAGTCCTACTATTAATGCTTATGCTCTGAACAACTTTGTTCTTTATTTAAGCCAAACAGGTTTACCTGGTAGTTTTGCAGAGTATGTGGCAGAATACACGGTAACTAAAAATACTATAACATTAGCCGCAGCACCTCTTACTAATAGCTTTGTTGTTGTACAATTAAAATCTGAAACAGGTGGTAATTACGGTAATGAAGATGCTTTTGGCACTACTGTACAAGAGAATTATAATAACTATTCATATTTAAGCGTAAATGATGTTATAAATAACTTTATGGTTGCTTATGTAGGCACTGGAAAGCTAATACAAAGCGTTAAAAGAACAGATGTAATATTTCATGTAAAGCGTGGATTACAAGAACTTAGTTATGATACTTTAAAAAGTATTAAGTCACAAGAGTTACAAGTTCCTGCAAGTTTATCTGTTCCAATTCCGCAAGACTATGTAAATTATGTTAAATGCTCATGGGTAGATTCTTTAGGTGTTAAGCACATTATATATCCTACAACATTAACATCAAACCCATACTCTTTATTACCACAAGATGATGATGGTTTGCCGTTACAAGATAATTATGACGACAATTTATTGGCTAGTCAATATGCCACAGAAGAAAGATGGGGTACTGCTAATAAAAAATTAATTAATGGAGGTTTTAATGTTGCAGACATTAGTGCTGGATTAGATATTGATTGGTGGGGTGCGTGGGGACCCGGAGGTTTTTATGGTCAAAGATACGGAACTGATCCTGAAACATCACAAGTTAACGGATGGTTTACAATAAACGAAAGAGAAGGTAAGTTTTCTTTTTCAAGTGACTTAGTTAATGCAGTAATTATATTAGAATATATTTCTGATGGATTAGCTTATACTGCTGATATGCGTATCCCAAAATTAGCTGAGGATGCAATATATGCTTATGTGTTGCATGCAATTATGCATGGGCGTATGAATGTACCTGAGTACATTGTAAATCGTTTAAAGAAAGATAAAAGCACAAAAATTAGAAATACTAAAATAAGATTATCGAACATAAAGCTTGAAGAAATAACTCAAGTAATGAGAGGTAAATCTAAATGGATTAAACACTAAAATTAAATGGCAGAAGTTAAAAATGCTTTTATTAAATCCAAAATGAATCAAGACCTAGATGATAGATTAATACCATCTGGGGAATATCGTGAAGGAATTAATATACAAGTTAGTAAATCGGAAGGTGCTGATGTAGGTGCATTACAAAACGTTTTAGGTAATAAAAAAGCAGTAGACTTTAGGGTTATAACTGGAGTAAATGATTTGGTTACAATAGGCCAATTTACAGATGCTACAAATAATGTTATATATGTATTTTTAACTAATTATACTGATCCTAATCCTAGCTTTCAACCAACATATAGTTCTTCTGCAAAAAACTTTATATATTCTTATAATGTATTAAACGGAGATACAGCTAAACTTGTAGAGGGAAGTTTTTTAAATTTTTCAACTACCAATACAGTATATGGAGTTAATATATTAGAAAATTTATTATTTTGGACTGACAATAGAAATCAACCAAGAAAAATAAATATCACCTCTGCTACTCAAGTTCCTGGTTATTATACAACGGAAGATCAAATCTCTGTAGCAAAGTTAAACCCTTATGAGCCCATTGAATTATACAGAGAAGTTAATTCTATATGGGAAACTACAATGCTAGATAAAACTAGTTTATTGCTTCCTGATGGCGTTACTGCTAATCCAAATTATGATGCTCAATACGCAGGGGATCCTGATTTTTTAGAGGATAAATTTGTTAGGTTTAGTTATAGATATATATTTGATGATGGTGAACATTCTATAATTGCTCCTTTTACTCAACCAGCCTTTATACCAAAACAAGACGGTTATTTTTTAGTAGAAGATACTAATGTTAGTGGTAATACTGAAGCAGAAAATGCGGCATATAGAAGTACTATTGTTGAATTTATGGAAAATAAGGTAGATAATATTTTACTTCAAATTCCATTGCCGACAATTGGTAGCAATACATTTAATGACTTTAAAATAACAGAAATAGAAATTCTTTACAAAGAATCAGATCAAATTGCTGTTCAAGTGGTAGATGTTATTACACAAGAAGAAATTAAAGAAACAACAACTTCTGTTTTTGAATACAATTATCAAGCAAGAAAGCCTTTTAGAACATTACCTGATTCCGATATAATAAGAGTATATGATAAAATACCTGTAAGAGCATTAGGCCAAGAAATAATAAGCAATAGAATTGTATATAGTAATTTTCAGGATAAACATACACCTCCAGAATATTTAGATTATAATGTAGGAGCATTTAACAAATCTTCCTTTAATGTTACCAGTGGGAACGTTTCAACAAACACCACAAGCATTGTTGAATACCCCACACATACTATAAAACAAAATAGGAACTACCAAGTTGGTGTGGTTTTATCTGATAAATACGGCAGATCTTCATCAACAATATTATCTATAGTAAATGATGGTGATATTGGAGGGGCCTCAGGCTCTTTTGGTGGATCAACATATTATCATCCATATAAGGATTCCACAGATAATGTCCCAGCTACATGGCCTGGAGATGCTTTAAAAGTATTATTTAATAGTATTATACCTAATAATCCAGCAGACCTACAAACCGGTTGGCCAGGATTATATAATGGTACTTCTAATTCATCTAATTATAATCCATTAGGATGGTATTCTTATAAAATTGTTGTAAAACAAACAGAACAAGATTATTACAATGTTTATTTACCAGGTATTTTAAATGAAGATCCTGGTGGTAATTTAGACGATCCAAAAAATACCATTGCTTATATTACTCTTTTAAATGATAATATTAATAAAGTACCAAGAGATTTAAATGAGGTTGGTCCAAATCAAAAACAATATAGAAGTTCCGTGCAGCTTTTTGGTAGAGTAACTCCAGATAATGTTTTATCAGGAGGGCCTACTTTTAATGAACAGTATTATCCTGGTAGAGAATCACATACTGTATCTACAATAGGAGAAGAAGATGATTTATTGGGCAGTGTCACTAATTATGTGGATATTTATCAATCTGCATCAAATCCTTCATTAGCTAGATTAACTCAAAGTAATTTAGCAAATCCAATTGGGGCTAATGTACACAGCGGGGGAAATTACAATATATTATTAGGTATTTATGAAACAAATCCAGAAGAATCAAGATTAGATATATTTTGGGAAACTTCAACAACTGGATTAATATCTGATTTAAATGAAGCAATTGCAACTGGAACAAACCAAGCTACTGGTTTAGATTTATGGAACTTTTCTCAATCTGAAGCTGATCCTATTGGTACAGCAGTTACGGGAGAATTTGCTCCTTTAGACATTACAGATCAGCCTATAAATTCATCTGTAGTAACATTAAATAGTGTTGTTGATGGTACTGGGACTCCTAGATCTGGTTGGGAATTAGTTGAAGTACCAGGTACCCCTAATAGATGGTATTTAAAAACAACAAGTAATTTTTATTACGGGGTTAATGGTTCTACTAAGGAATCATATACATTTACTTTAGGTGTTCTAGGAGGTGGGATAAATTCCACGCTTACAGCAACAGGTTCATTAACAAATGTTGCGCCTACAATAACGCCGTGCAATGCCTCAACAAGTGTACAACAAGGCGAAACTACTGTTGCGACTTTTACAGGAGTTAATGGGTCTATTGCGGCGGGCAATAAACAAACAGAAAACTTAACATGGGAACTTGTTTCAACAACACCTAGCTTAAATACTTTGTCTATTAACCCCACTACTGGGGTTATGACTGAATCATCTGGGGAAGCTTCCGGCGTTACTTCTGCAGTTATAAAATTATCCGACGCAGGTGGCCTATCTACTACCTGTACTACTAATATTATATTTGGTGAAGAACCTACTAATTGTGGATTTAACAATACTATTTTTCCTTATATTCCATCAGTAATAGCTATTCAAAACCAAGCTTATGGAATTTATTGGGTTGCTAATAAAACCAATGCATCAGCTAATGAACCAATAAGTAGAAACCAAGGAGAGCTTGATTTAGAATTAGATACTGATTTAGTAGAAAGCTATAAACAAAAAAGATTTACAGGGCCATCTAATTGTACAAACATTGGCGGATTTAGTCAGGGGGAAATGAAAAATAGCAATTTTAATTCTAAAGCTAAAGTAAGCTGTGATCAAGATGATTGTGATTTATCCGCTGGGACCGGTTTTATAAGTGTTGATTTTATTTTAAATCAATATTCTTTTAATTCATCTAACACTAATGATACTTTAAATTTAAAATGGCCTGCATATTTACAATATCGCTCTGCCGCTGATAGTTTAGCGGGAAATGATAATTGGGTACAAGCTGTTGATATTGAAGGTTTACCTATACAATTTGGAGGGCAACAAAAAAGTGATTATCCCGCAATCTTGCCTAATGATACTAATTCAGTTAGTAATAAAGGGGTTTTATTAAACAAAAATGAAACAAGTTCTCTTAATCTTCAAGGAACTCCAGAGGGTAGTAGTAATACTTTATTTTCAACAGATGTAGCTAATGTTTTTGTACAGGCAAAATCAAGTCAAAACTCGTCTAGCTTATCAGCAAAAGCAAATAGAACATTTGCTATAGGTAAAGATCAGGGTTATGAATCAACACCAGATAAATTTGGTGATTATAGATTGATAGTAGGTTTTCCATACGGAATTGCTAGCAGTGGTAGCACAAGTGTGCCAATAACAGTAACTGGAACAATACTTAACCAAGGTGTATGTCCACCAAGCGGAAGTATTTATCATAGTACAGAAATGTTTTCTGGTAAATTTCAAACACAAATAACTTTTGGTGATTTTTATTATCCATCTGCCTATGGCACAGCAACTTCTTTTTCTTATTGGATTTCAAGTGGACAAGCTAATAGAACTACTGCACAAAATACACAACCAATAGCAACAGAAGTATATGCAAGGGAATGGCATTTTAAATATATAACACAACTATATAAAGATCCTAATTTAACAATTCCATTAACTACAGCTAATGGATTAAATCAAACAGCGGGAGGTTTTCATTCGTATTGTGCCGCTACAGATGGATCTATAAACAGTGAATATGGTAATTCAAATTCTCACACAAATGGAATAGGTCAAACTACAACTTCTACTTATACTGATCAAGATAGAAGATGGACTGCTCAATTTGATTCTAATGGTAAGAAAATTAAACAAACTGCTCAGCCTAATAGAAAAAACCAATAAGTAATTTATACTATAAATAAGTAATAATAATATATGCCTGCAATAATAGAAGTAAAGTATTTTAATAGCTTCATTTTAAGAAAGACAGTTAGTAGCTCAGGCGCTCCAGTATGGAACGGATGTAATGGTACACAGTACCCAATTGGTTCATCTCCAACGCCTGCAGATCCTGCTAGCAGTAAAAACTGGAGTATTGAAGAAGCTAGAATACGTGGTGGTTATAATAATACTACCGCAGGATATGGTGTAAAAGCTTATCTTGTAGAAGAAGAGCCTAATTCTTCAAATAGAATTAATTCTATGATTTATTCTGGAATATTTAATTCAAGAACAGGAATTAATAACACTAATGTATTTTCAATAGGTGAAGATATTGTTAAAAGTGTTGACCCAGCTAACGGCTCAATACAAAAGCTTTATGCTGAAGATACAAACTTAATTGTATTTCAAGAAAATAAAGTAAGTAGAGCATTAATTGATAAAGATGCAATATATTCTGCTGAAGGAAACGCAACTGTTACCACTGGACCAAATGTAATAGGACAAGTTCAAGCATTCGGCGGTGAATATGGTATTAGTAGAAATCCAGAAAGTTTTGCTGTTTATGGTTATAGAAAATACTTTACAGATAAAGATAGAAACGCTGTGTTAAGATTATCTAATGACGGTATAACAGAGATTTCAAATTACGGCATGTCTGATTACTTTAGAGATAATTTAAGTACGTTAGATAATAACCAAGGGCTGACTGGTAAGGCGCAGGGGATGTGGGATATATATAATAAAAATTATACATTATCTTTACAGCCCGTAGGAAGTGGCAGTTACGATACATTGTCTTTTGACGAAGGTCCTAAAGGATGGACAAGTTTTTATAGTTATAAACCTACAATGGGTACCAGCTTAAAAAATAATTTTTATACATTCCATAATGGTGCTATTTATAGACATTATGATACAAGTGTTAAAAGAAATGAATTTTATGGAGTTATTAAAGATTCATCAGTAAAATTTGTGTTTAATCCTAATGTAAGCATGTCTAAAGTATTTAAGACTATTAATTACGAGGGAAGTAATGGCTGGGAAGTAAATTCCTTTGAATCTGACTTTACAGGCATTGGAAGTCCTACAACAAGAGTGAGTAATACTCAAGACAGCACAACTTTGGTTTATAGTTATAATCAAGGTTCTTACGATAATTATGGCAATGAATATCCAGCCACACTTATACCACCTATTAATTACGCTGGTTTTGTAAGAAAAGAAAATAAATATACAGCAAATCTTATTAATAATAGTCCAGCGGCTGCAGGTGAAATATCTTGGGGCGCAGCAATGACTGGTATTAAAGGTTACTTTGCTACAGTAACAGTATCAACAGACAGCGTAACAGATTATGGTGGTGCGAAAGAATTATTTGCGGTATCATCTGATTATGTTGAATCATCATATTAAATTAAATGGAATTACAACAAATAAATAATGATAAAGACATTTTGCTACATAATGATGGCAAAATTCTTAATGTACCA